GTTATCAAAGTTAACGTTAACGTAAAGGTTAATTTTAGGAATATCGCAGAATATCATGGGACATCATGAAAGATCATGAAACATCATGAAAGGGTTAGATAGTAAAAATTTCGTGTTTCAGTCATGGCAAGCATTTGGGAGCAGGGGGAAAGCAAGAACCATACCAAACCTGAATTTTGGGGCAAAAAGTGTATCATGTTTCGGCTTGAAAATGCCTGGGATCAGTGTATCAAGATTGAATTTGCAGGGGTTGACAAATATTGAAATAATTATTTTCAGTGTTTACGCAGTGTTGTAAGTCTACGTCACATAAGATACATTATGTAAACTTTTAGGGTAAAAATGGACTTAACGTATTGATTTTATTACAAATAATCATTTTTTATCAGGCAAAAATGCTGTATCAAATTCAAAGAAAAAGTGTATCAAGTTATTTTTTGAAAAAAGTTGTCGGTGTCCCCCCATTGAGCCGGAAAAATGCCTCCCCCTATGTCATCTCAATATTTTTTATAGAAATTTACAAGGTGTAGAAATGCCGGATTATTCAGAAAATCCAATAGATGATTTAAAAGAGGCACTTAGCTTTTCACGACATGTAATGGATGGCAGAACCAAATCCGCAAGGAAATTCAAGCAGATAAAAAGATCCCTTGATGAATCCTTTGACAATGCCCTCAAAGAGATCCTTGAATATCAAATTTCCCTTAATCTAGTAATGGAAAAGAATTTAGTGGATCAGGGCTTGCAGGATGACAATTTATCACTGTCGCAGGAAATAAAGGCCCTTAGGAAAGATACCTTCGATAAATTGAAGCTATTAGAGAAAGTGCAGAAAGGCAGAAAATTTAGCAATGATGAATCAGATTTGGCTAAATTGATCTTAGGCGGAAATGATGAGTAGTGATCTCGAGAACAGAATAAAGCAATGGAAACAGCCCCCGGATGGCTTTTTTCAATGGTTAGATGACATAAAGCCAAAGATCCCGAGCAGCAAGGGCGGTTTTGAAGTCTTTCAGATACAGGATTTCCAAAGGGAATTTATAGAAAATGCCCTAAAAGTGGATGAGCAAGGGGACTATGTATATCAGACCCTTATTTGTTCCATGCCCAGAAGACACAGTAAAACAGTCCTTATGGCTTTGTTGTGCCTTTGGAGGTTTACCCTATGGCCGACACAAAACATTATTGCATTGGCGAACAATGCAACACAAGCCACGGGTGTTAGCTTCAGGCTGTTAAGACAAATAGCATCCAATACAAATTTCCTAAGAGAGCAGATAGGCACAAGAAATATACAACACCAAAAGATTGTTTACCCTGCCATGCAATCACAGATTATCCCTGTTAGCACAGAAATTCAGGGCTTGTATGGACAAAAGATTTCTGTTGCATGGGTTACTGAATTGCATAGCTGCCCTGACCCTGAGGCTGTAAACGTTTTGGCTTCCAGTTTAGGTGATACAGAAAATTCATGGCTTCTTATTGACAGCACAACAGATGCAGTGGGGGGCAGGCTGCATGAATATGAAAAGCTTGCTGAAACGGGGCAGGATGAATCCGTTTATAGTTATCGGATCGAATATAAAAACCTTGATGAAGCCCTGAAAAAGTCCCCTGAATGGATCAACAGGAAATGGCTGAAGTCAATGAGCAAACAGCTTTTGCCTTCTGTCTTTGCCCAGCAGCATTTGAATAAACGGGGGGAATCATCTAATAACCTGTTTCCGAAAAAGCACCTTGATAAATGCAAAGCCCAGTATAAAAACGGCATTGATCCCAAATCCTTTGAGGCTTTACTTGATGGCAGGAAATATGTGACCGGCGGGGCTTTGGATAGATCCTATATGTTTTCCAAACACGGCGACAACACTATATGGACCACTGTTGCCCGAACCTCAGGCGACGACGGGGAAGCCTACTATTACGTTTTGAATCAAAAAAAGATTTTAGGTGGTTTAGGAAAGTCCATCAAGAAAGAAATCATCAATGACAATGCCCGGTATGGCTTGAAAAACACGGTTTTTGAGGCTTACAATTCACAGGATTTAGCAACATGGGCAACAGAACAAGGGTTAAATAATGAAATAATTCATGTCACTGCAAGCAATAGCCTTGCTGCATTTCAAGATTTTTCCGCCCTTGTAAGGGAAGGTAGGTTATTTTTCCCTGCTGAATTAGAGGATCTATATAAAGAGTTATCCCTTTTTCATTATACGTATAATAAAAACGGAAATATTCAATTCGGAAGTTCAAAGCGGAAAGATGACAGAGTTTATAGCTTGTTGTGGAGTATTTACTCTTTAAGAAAAGAAGAAACCACTGTTTACGAGCTGGGGGACATACGCTGCAATAGCCTGTCAAAACATGCCCCGTATTGTTTTTTAAGATCCGGGGATTTGATTTTAAGCTGTGCTGATAGATGCCCAGCAGCAGTACAAACAAAGCAATTTTACGAGCAATACAGAAGTAATAACCCCGAAACAGAATTGACTTTGCCTGAATTTTTTCAAAGACTAGTAAAAGTTAAGGGATTTAAAACATATAAAGCCATGTAAACACTTGACATTATATTTTTTTATGATTACTTATAGAGTATATCAATAACTTCAATAGGTAGGATGAATGCTTTTTACAAAAAATAATGAAATCTCATATACACTTGACTTAGCTGCCAATAAAGCCAACTATGAAAGGAAAGAAAAAGCCCTGAAATTGTTGGACTTTTACCATGATCAGCAGCTTGCCTATCTGTATGACAGGCTTAGTCAAAATTTTACAGACCCTGACAGGTTTTCTTTAGCTAGCATAAACATTACTAAAAAAATAATTGATGGATTAAGCACAGTTTATATTTCTGATGCAAAGCGCATAATTGAAGGCACTAAGAAAGATCAGGATCTTTTTTCACAGATTGAAAATGACTGCTGTTTAGGCTTGAAGATGAAGCAAGCCAACAGGTTTTCTAAACTTTGTGGCACTGTCTTGCTAAAAGTGGTTTTCAGACGGGGTAAAATAGCCCTTGATGTCCTAACCCCGGATATTTGCGACACAGAAACAGGGGAAAGTCCTGAAGACTTAAAAAGTGTAACAATCGTTTACTTCCCTGAATCAGGGAAACAACAAGAAGTAGAATATAGCAAATGGACCCCTGAAAGGATATACCGGCTTGATTATAGGGGCAATGAGATAAGTTCAGTACCAAATCCTTATGAGTCCCTTCCGTTCATCCCTATATGGGATTCTTTGCCTATTAGTGATTTTTGGGTAGAAAAAGGTGATTCATTAATTTCCATACAGGAGGCCGTAAACGAAAAATTAACCGACCTTGTTTACATCCTCAGGTTACAAGGTTTTTCTGTGCCTGTCAGTAAGGGCGGGGGATCTAATTTTACCATGCTCGACCCTGGCAGTGGTTTAAATATCCCCGCTGACGGTGATTTCTTCTTTGCAAGCCCTAACAGCCCCATTAAAGCTACATTAGAAAGCATTGACTTCCTGATCAAGACCACTGCAATTAGTTACGGCTTGCCTGCATCATATCTAAGCAATAAGCCAAGTGAGCGAAAATCAGGGGTTTCCCGGCTTATCGAAAACAAAGAACTGCAAGAAAAACGTCTTGATGACATTGCACTCTTTAGAAAATACGAGACGCAGGTATTTGAGGCAATAAAAACAGTATGGAATACGCATCAAACCCCTAAATTTGGGGATTCAACTTTAAAGGTCAACTTTTTTGATCCTGAATCCGGGGGCAGTGAAAACAAGTCAGATTTTTGGGGAAAAATGGTTGAACTAGGGGTTATGTCCCCCATTGATATTATCATGAAGATTGACCCGGATCTTTCCAAGAAAGAGGCAGAAAAAAAGTTTGAAGAAAATAAAAAATACTCGTCTACCCCAGACGTAAACGGAGATTAAAAAAATGACAGAAGAAAACGCCGGTAACAGCACCGAAAACGCTGCACAGAATGACAACAGTAACAGCACTGCAAACGCTGAAAATATGATCCCGAAAAGTAGATTTGATCAAGTTAATCAGCAGAAAAACGAGCTGAACGACACTTTGAAAGGGCTTGTAGATGAGCTAAAGGCAGACATCCCAGAGGATTTTCAGGATCTAATTCCAGAAATGAAGCCTGCTGATCAAATTAAGTGGATCAGGAACGCAACAAAGAAGGGCATTTTCACTAAAAAAACTGAATCAGGCCCGGATAGTAAAGCACCTAAATCAAGTAAAGACGTAACCCCGGATTATTCAAATATGGGTAGTTCGGAACTTTTTGAAAATTACTTTAAAAATTCTAATAGAGGTAACTAAATATGGCTTTAACATTAGCTGAACAAAATAAATTGATTGTTGATCCCCTGAAGCGGGGAGTGATCAGCACTTTTACAGAAACCAGTCAGGTATTGCGATTCCTGCCTTTCCGAAATGTAGCAGGCAATTCCTATAAGTATGTCCGTGAAAATGCCCTGCCCACTGTTGGCTTTCGTGACTATAACGAGGAATACACAGAGGGAAGCGGAACCACTTCTGAAGTCACTGAAAACCTGTATATTTTCGGAGGTGTTGCAGACGTTGACCGGGCACTCATAAAGACACAGAACGTGCACGATGTCCGAAGTGTCCAGACCTCCATGCAGGTGAAAGCAATGGCTCGTTTTTTTGAATGGGCATTTTTTAAATCTGAAAATACAAGTGGCAATGATGAGTATTTCAACGGTCTTGATGCCCGTATTACTGGGGATCAGAAAATTGACCATTCAGGGGCACAGCTTGACCTTGACGCACTTGACGAACTTATCGACCAGACCAAAGGTGAAAACAAAGTTCTTTTTATGAACAAGAAAATGCGCCGGAAGGTCAACAGCCTTGTGCGTGCTGCTGGCAGTGCCATTGAAACTGTCAACACTAACTTTGGTGTTCAATATCAGGGGTATGCCGGGGTTCCTATCGCAACAGTGGAAGAGGACCATGAAGGCAATGACATTCTTGATTTTACTGAGACCAGTGGAGGTTCAACCAGTATTTACTGTGTAAGCTTTGCGCCGGATCTTTGTTGTGGTCTTCAGGCAGGCGGTATGGAAGTAACCGACCACGGGCTTGTTTCTGGAAGTCCACTGTATAGGATTGACGTTGAATGGATTGCTTCAATTACTCTGTTTAATCTTAAATCTGCTTCCAGGCTTCATGATATAGCTGAACCTGCGTAAACAAACGGGGGCAGGGTAAAACCTGCCCCTTTATAATAAGGTGATGTATGGCAGTAACGGAAAACACAAACAGTTATATATCTTTAGAAGATGCCAATACATATTTTGAAACAAGGCTTTATACTGATGCCTGGAATAATGCGTCTTCAGATGAATCAGAAAAAGAATATGCCCTTATTTGGGCTTGTTCCCTTATGGAAACCCGGGTTCACTGGAAAGGGTTAAAGACTACTTTAAGTCAAACCCTGCAATGGCCAAGAAAAGGGCTTGTCAATCTATATGGGCAGGCAGTGGATAAAACCATTATTCCTGCATCTATTAAAGCAGTTCAATGTGAACTTGCCCTGTATCTGCTTCAAAACAATCCGATGACTGTAAATAATGGGATAGAAAGGCTTGATCTTGATGGACTGCTGATAAATGTGAGCAACACAAATCAGACCATACCAAATAAGATATTTCAGATTGTTGCCCACTGGGGAACCCTTCTTGATAATCCGGGGACTATGAGGGTTACAAGATGAAATCACAAATCCGGCAAATGATCAATTCGGTATTTAAGCAAATCGGGGATCTAAAAGTTGATGCCGTGCTGAAGCATGAAACAGGTTCGGTATTTGATGCTAGTGAAGGGGAGCATGTAAAAACCTATTCTGAAACCCCTGTTGAAGTGTTTATCAACTCTTTTGATTCAAAAGCAGTGGATAACCTTATCATCAATTTCGATGACAAAAAGGTTTTACTTCCTGCAAGCCAAATTGATTTTACCCCTAAAGCCGGAAAGGATTATCTAATTATTGATGGTACAAGCC